GACAGCCAAGCGCACGCTCTACAACCTAACCACCGACGAGGCCAAAAATAAACTGGAACTCGCATTGACGGAAGCGGGCGCGCTCGCTAGAAAAGCAGACAAGTCGGAAGTCGTGGAAATCTCGGCCCTCGAATAATCATCACACATCATCACAATGGAACTTGAAACGCAAGATGTCGCCGCGCCCCCAGCCTTTCAGCGGAGGGCTTGCAAACATGAAATTTTCAATGATCACTTCCAAAACTACAAGCGGCATAACATCCCGAAAGCCCAGCTAATCATCGCCGACATCCCTTATAACGTGGGCAAGAACGCCTACGGCTCCAACCCGGCATGGTATATCGACGGGGACAATTCCAAGGGTGAAAGCAAACTAGCGAACAGTGAGTTCTTTGACACCGATAAAGATTTCAGAGTTCCCGAGTTCTTGCATTTTTGCTCAAAGATGCTCATCAAGGAGCCGAAAGAAGAGACAGGAAAAGCGCCATGCATGATCGTTTTCTGCGCCTTCGACCAACAATGGGAGTTGATCGAGGAGGCGAAAAAGCACGGGCTGAATCGGTATATCAACCTTGTCTTCACGAAGAACTTTTCTGCGCAGGTGCTCAAAGCAAATATGCGCGTCGTGGGGAACTGTGAATACGGCCTGATTCTTTACCGTGAGAAGCTGCCGAAGTTTAACAACAACGGCAAGATGGTATTCAATGCGATGGAGTGGCCGCGTGATAATGACAGCGAAAAGATTCACCCGACACAAAAGCCCATCATCCTTTTGCAGCGGCTCATCACCCTATTCACTGACCCCGGCGAGGTGGTGATTGATCCGTGTTGCGGCAGCGGCAGTTCTGTGATCGCTGCGCATCTGTCAGGCCGCACTGGCTACGGATTCGAGATCAAAAAGAACTTTTTCAAAGCCGCTAATGAGTGGCTGGAAAAGGAAAAGGCACAGCTTGTTTTGAATTTGTCTTGAGATAGTCTGCAATTTGACGTATCAATTAGATATGAACTGCCAAGTCCATTCCTGCTCAAATCCCGTCTATGCAAAAGGCTACTGCCGCCCGCATTACAAGTGCTTTCATCGCATCGGCAAGCCCGTTCCTGATAGGCTCACTCTACACGGCTCCATCGAGAAAAAGTTCGCCATTCGCTCAAGTAGTCGGAATGAAAAAGGCTGTTGGATGTGGAGCGGCAGGAAAGACTTGGACGGCTATGGGAACATTCGTGACGGGCTGAAAATGAAGCGGGCGCATCGTGTGGCTTGGGAGCTTTATCGCGGCCCCATCCCGCCCGGTGCTCACGTCCTGCACAAGTGCAACAATCCCTCATGTGTCAATCCCGCCCATCTCTCCATCGGAGATCACATGGAGAACATGCAAGACCGCAAGGTAAACGGTAAGCCGTGGCACTCAGATAGTCACAGAGAGGCGATGCGCAGGAAGATGACAGGCCGCGTGATCGCTTGGAAAGCTAAGATTTCCGAGGCTGTGAAAAAGCTCACGCCAGAGCAATGCGCAGACATCCGCAGGCGCGCCGCTCAAGGCGAGAAAGTGGCAGACCTCGCCGCTGAATATCGCGTCCATAGAACAACAATCAGCAAGGCCAAACTTGGTAAATACTAATGCAATCCATCACCATCACATTTCCCATCCCGTCCCCGAAGCTCGCGCAAAACGGGCGGAGTCACTGGCGGCAAAAGGCGAAGCTCACGAAGCAGACGCGGCTTTCAGCCTGCTACCTCGCCTTGTCTGCGCTCAAGCTGATGAATGCGGAGCCGCCTCGCTGGCAGAAAGCGTCCTGCAAAGTCGCGGCATTCTTCCCTACGCTAAACTTTCCCGATCCTATCAATCTGCTCGAAAGGTGCAAGACGTTGATCGACGGCATCCAAGACGCGGGCATCATCAAAGACGACTCGGGCTTGTGGCCTGACCGTCCAACCATCGCCAAAGACAAAGCAAACCCACGAATCGAGATCACCATCACCCGAGAGGACTAACCAATGAAAACCTACCCACACCAAGAAAACGGCGAGATCATCGAACTCGTCCGCAAAGACGAACACGACGCAGTTGTCCAAGAACTCAACGAACGGCTCACCAAGCAACAAGCCGCACTCTCAGGCCGCACGGTGTCTTGCTCCAACTGCAATGCGCTGGCGGCAGAAAACGCGAAGATGCGCGAGGCGATCAATGGAGTCTCTAAAATTATCCGTTCCATCGAACTGAATGACATCTTTGAGGAAACTATGCGTAACCACGCAGTCCTCGCACTATCCAAACTTCAACCATACCTCAAATGATCGCCACCATCACCGAATCGTCTCACTGGCCGCAAGCCGCTTTTCTCATTTCAATCGTGATCTGCGCTAGCTGGATCGCCGTAACCATCATCAAAGCATTCAAATGACATCATCACGAAAAACATCATCCACCGCAACCGTTCAATTCTCCGACGCCGCACGCGCGGCAGGCCTCTACATGCGCGGCATCTCCGAAGCTGCCGTTCACCTCCTGGCGCGCATTCAGTCGGAGCCGATCCCGATGCAGAAGCGCCAGCGTGGGAAGAACAACCAGCCGACGCCTTCACGGCAGTCTCATGTGTCCATCGGGCCGTTGATCACCAACGGGCTCGTCGTGCTCCGTGGCGAGCTTTACGTCACAACTCCAGCGGGCAACGATTACCTTACCAGCATGAGGAGGGCAAAACTCCTGTGAAGCTAAGACCCTACCACAATCCCGAGAACGTGGACGAATCCAAAGTTCCGGACGGCTGGCGCTTCCTTTACGCTCACGAGGCTGGAAGGAAACAAAGCTGCGCTTGCCACATGGTCGAGCAGGGAAAGCAGCAATTCCAAATGAACTTTTCAGCAGTCGGCAACAGCCTGGGCTTCACCTACATTGTCCCCGTCACGCGATGAATACTCAACCAACCAGCAAAGAATTTGCCGACCTGCTGCGCGCATGGCGAGCAGACAACGAGTTCAGCCAACGTGACGCCGCGCAGGTTCTTGGCGTCAACAAACGCACACTGGAGAACTGGGAGCAAGAGCGCGCCATGATCACAGGCTACGGCTTGCAACAACTGCTTCGCAAACTTCACCAGAAACGAATCAAACTTCCACGCCTATGATTATCAAAGACGAAACCGCATTCAAAGCCTACTACGTTTGCTTTGAGCGCCCTCCCAGGAGCTACATCTGGACGCTGGCTTATCGCCGTCCGGGCACCGTGTTTATTAGCATGAACAAAAAGGACGCGGCGACTTTTGCCAAGCAAGTAACCGAGCGTGGCAACTGCTCCAGAGTGCAACGCATTCTTTTGCCGGCGGCTACCGACAATCACCTTTATGCCGACATTGACTTTTAACATAACCCTATGATCGCCAAGAAAATCATCACCGCACTGCCACGCGAAGACGTTCAGCGCCTCGTCAATCGCTGGAAAAACATCCGCCAGCTTGGCTATAAATTTCCCGTGGCTGAGAAGCGTCTCGGGTTCACATTCGAGAAGCTGACGAAGCTGGCGCAACCCTGGGGGATCAAGTTTGAAAGATGAATGCCATTTCACCAAGACAATTACATTGGGGACAGATCATGGTCCGCGACGTGAAGCGAAAACTTATGGTCATGCCGTCCAACAATTCCAGTGCCATCGTCCATTATTGGGCCGGGCGATATGATGGCCGCATCGGCTGGCTAGTCGGGCCGTCCGCGATGAAGAAGACAAAACTTCGCCCGTGGATGCCGTTTGCACTGGACAACGACGCCTTTGCGAGTTGGACAACGGGCAGGCCGTGGGACGAATCGGCATGGCTGGCCATGCTTGGCAACGTGAGGGCGCAGGGACTGTCTCCGCGCTGGGTGCTTGTGCCTGACGTGGTGGCAGACCGTGAGGCCACGCTGGCGAAGTGGTCGCAATATGCGCCCGTCGCAGCTCGCTACGGCTGGCCGCTGGCAATCGCCGTGCAAGATGGGATGACACCCGCAGACATACCCGCGAATGCCGAAGTGATCTTCATCGGTGGCACTACCGCGCGGAAATGGCGCTCGCTACCCATGTGGGCGCGGACAGGTGCCCGCGTGCATGTGGGCCGCGTGAATGAAGTTGAACGGCTCCACATCTGCGAAAGATGGCGCGTCGAATCGGTGGACGGCACCGGCTGGATGCAAGGAACCGAAAACGGCAGGCAGGCGCGGGCGTTAGGCGAGTGGCTAGCCGGTCGCGCCATAGAACATCGTGAATTGTTTATTTAACTCAACGGAAACCACGTCAACGAACCAAAATGAAGAAACTGAACATCTCAATCAATATCCTGCAACTCCAAGGAGCCGTCCGCGCAACCGTCAAAGGCGAGGATTGCATCATCCTTCGACTCGAAAAGTCACGCGCCAAGCCTCACCAGAATGGCAAGATTTACCTCAACCTCGAAGCTGTGGCGAACAAGAACGGCGAGGATCAATACGGCAACTCGCATTTCATCGTGGAGCCGACCACGAAGGACGATCGTGAGTCAGGCGTGAAACTGCCCATCATCGGCAACGGCAAGGAGTGGTCTAACGAGGGGCAGCAAGCCCACACGACCGCGCCAGCTCGCACCACTCGGAACATCCCCAGGGCGCAGCCTCAGGCTGACACGGGACTGGAGGGGGACGACATCCAGTTCTGACTTGTTCGCAAAAACCTTGCCCACCCGAGCCGACGAAGTAGAATGACAGCGCCCGAGAGGCAAGCCGCGTGGAAACGGCTTTGAATTGTAGCATCATGAACCAAAGCATTAAATCGCCCCAGCCTTCGAGGAATACCGCGCTACACGGTTTCCACCCTCGGAGTTCTGGGGCGACCTTTTGTTTATGATCACCGACCTCGAAACCCCTATTTCATCGCCACACTCAAAGCATGAGTGGTGGGTATTTTCAACCGCCTTAAAACAAGGATGGCTCATGCTAATCTGTGACCTCACGGGAGCCACTGGCAGCGTGCGCGACCCTACTTCGGAGGAGTGGTCAAAAGCGTTTTATGCGCCATCCAAACCCTACCGTTGGCATGATGAATCTCGAATCGTGATCGACTAACCAATATGAGCCACGCATTTGAATTACCGCCCAAAGCCATGAAGCTGTTCGCTTTGGCGCTTAACGATGGCGCAGCGGAAGGCGAGTGGCATTCGGCAGCGGTCAAAGCCGTGGCTGAAATGCGGGAAGCTGGCGTTCCTGTTGCCTACTTTGAGTCGAACAAGACGCGCTCAAAAACTGAGCGGCACCACTCGTCGTCCGGCAATATGCCCTTTGGTAAATTTAAAGGTGTTCCATTTCCCGACCTGCCGGATTGGTATCTGGAATGGATCACCGAGAATCTGGAATTGCGGGAGCCGCTGCTTTCTAAGATTCGTGACGAAGTGGCAAGGAGGGAATCACTATGAGTCACGCTATGACTGAGCGATTCAAGACGATTGAAGGCACTCCCACGCAGCGCCTAGTCGGCTACATGCTGGCGGATGCCCACAATGACAAAACGGGGCGCTGTGATCTTTCCATTGCCTCACTTGTGAGGCTCACATCGCTTTGTGAAAGGGCCGTTCAAAAGTCGATTAGTGAGCTACAATGTAACGGTCATGTTACGCGCATATACAGGCAAGGAACCAGCACTCAATACATGCTCCACCCCCGCACCACATGCACCCCCGCACCACATGCACCCCCGCACCACATGCACCCCCGGGGTGCACCTGATGCACCCCCACCCCCGCACGTGGTGCACCCCACCCCCGCACCACATGCACCCAAACCGGAAGGAACCGGAAATGGAACCGTAAGTGAACCGGCGAAAAAGCCAGCCAAGAAGCCGAAAGCACAGAAACTTACGGATGAAGAGTGGATGGCATCACTGAAAGCCAATCCTGAATACTCAGGAATCAACATCGATGCTGAATTCAGGAGGGCGCATGAGTGGATTGCCAAGAAGCCCGGCAGGCAGCTATCCCGCCCATTCTTCACTAACTGGCTTTCCAAATGTGAAAAGCCCCTCACACTCAAGCCTGTGTCGCGGATTCCTGATTACTCCAAACTCCCCTCCGCCTTGTGAATCCATTTCAAACCGGCCCCAAAGCTCTAAGCACTGAGGAAGTGCTAGCGAACTGCAACCGCGCACTGCCGTTCTCCGACGACGCAGAAAAAGGAGTACTCTCCAGCTTCCTGCAAGACCCCGTTGCACGACTCGGAGAAGCTCGCCTAAGCCTGCCGCCGTCCGCCTTCTACCATGAGGCTAATCGGCTGGTTTTCGTGAAGCTCTGCGAACTCTACGACAAGGCGCTGCCGATTGATCCAATAATGCTCACGAAGGTGCTGCGAGATCAGGAAATTCTGGATAAGGTAGGTGGCGCGGCGGCGATCACTGAGTTATTCACATTCGTCCCCAGCCCTGCGCATTACCGGCATTACCTCAAGATCGTGGAGGATCACCACGTTGCGCGCCGAAATATCGACGCCCACGCTCGCGCCCTTTCGGAGTTCTTCGCGCCGGGGCTGGATCTGTCCGCCGCCATCACAGCCGCAGAGGAACACGTTTTAGGCGCTGCCAATGGCATCATCCGCCGAATGACGCGTAAGACCATGAAGGAGGCGATTAGCGAGACGCTGGACGGCATCGAGGAGCATTTAAAGCTCGCCGGGGCGCTCCCGGGATTCCCGACAGGCTTTCAGGTTATCGACAAGGCCACGGGTGGACTTCGAAAGGGCAAGGTGACGGTATTCGCCGGCCTGCCATCGGACGGGAAAAGCGCCATCATGCAAAACTGCGCCCGTGTCGCCCTCCGCTCCGGCGCTAGGGTGGGCTGGTATTCGCTGGAAATGCCACTTCCTGAGCAGACGGCGCGCATTCTGTGCGAAGACAGCGGAGTCGAAGCAAATGCGCTCTACGGCGGTTTAATGAGCCGCGCGCAACAGGAGATGCTCATGCGCTCCGTTCGCCAACTCTCCGAAATGGGCGCTGACATCGTGGAAACGGACGGCTACACCGCCACTGAGATTCTCGCCGACATCGCCGCCAGCAACTACGACCTCGCGGTTGTTGATTACCTGCAACTCATGGAATACGACGGGCGCAAAGGTGCCACGCGGGAGGAAATCATCGCCAGCATTTCCCGCCGCATGAAGCAGGTGGCGAAGAAAAGCGGATGCCACATTCTCACCGCGTCACAGCTCAACGACCAAGGCAAGCTCCGCGAGTCCCGCGCCATCGGCCAGGACGCAGACAACGTCTTCCTTGTCCACAAGCACCCAACAGACGAGGGCGACGGCTACGACGACACCCGGCGCATTCTCTTTTGTGAGAAAAACCGAGGCGGAAAACGTCACTGGCAAGTTCCGTTGCTTTTCAACGGCCCCACATTCACATTCAAGGAGGTTCCACAAGATGAAAACTGAGCAATCCCTCGCCCGAATCTTCGCCATCTGCGACCACGTCGCGGACTCCGGGGATCCGATAAGCACCGAGGACGAGGGCCGGGAGGCTGCTCGCGCTTTTCTGGGGCAGAACGCTCAGGCTCAGGCGACCCCGACACGGAGCACTGCAAACACTCAAGACTCTGAATAAAATGAAGACTACCACAACACGCCCTATGGGGTCGCCTGCTGCCGCTTGTTCGGTGTTGGTGGAGCGCGGGAAAGAGTTTCGATTCAATGATCACGTCTGCATTGAGTGTCTGCTAGGCGTGCCAGTCGAGAGAAGGACAGGGCGACTTGTTCAAGTCCGCAAGTGCGGGCAGTTTGGATCGAATCTCTACTTTATGAGGCTGCGCGATGGCTCGTTGGAGACATTCGAGAACGCGCTGATTCGCCACGTCGGTGACAAGAGATTTGAGGATGCGTTTTACCGAGCCAACGGACTAACGCCGCCAGTAATCCCCGAGCAGGAAATCAACGAGGATGATAGCGAAACCGTGACCTACACGATACAGCACAAATGGCCGGAAACGGGATTCATCATCGAAAAGCCAAGCCAGCCAGAAACGCCGGGCAGCTTCACAATGGCGATCTATTCACCGAACGCTGATGTGATGGCACGGCCAGATGGCGGCCCGAATACCTAACCGACGTTCCAGCCGTTGCCATCCACGGCTGGTTCTGCCTCTTCCTCCGATGAAACCTTATACCCCACAAACTGCCAGCGGTCGCCGTAAGGCTGGCCACGACATTCACCATAAGACGGCGGACACTACCCCATCTTGGCGCAAACGAACTGCCAAGAGGCAGAAACACGCGGCTAGACAACAAGCCACCAAGGACGCTGCCGATGATGGGCAGAACGCAATAGCGCTGGCACCGCCGACGCTGGACTCCGATTTGCCGAAAGACGTTCCCGGCGGTTGACCAGCCGCGACTTGTTATGCTCTCCGAAAATCTCCGAATCACCAAACGACCATGAACCAAGACACACTCCAACAAATCGCCCAAGTGGACGAAAAACTGACGATCCTCCGCGAAAGCTGGATGGACTCCAAGCCCGAGAAAAAATCGACGTGGATGGCAAAGATCGACGACGCACTCGATGAACGCTCGAAGCTGATGAAAATCCGCGATGGGAAACTTGTCTCTGCATAACAAAGAGCTAACCAAAAACGGCTAGGCCGTTGTTCGGTTCAGTGGCAGTTCTGCGAATAAGCTTGACGCACTTCCGCCCGAGACGGTATAATCCAGCACGAACGACGAAATTCATCACCATGCCAGCACTGAAACATCCGCCCCATGAGGCTTTCGCTCAAGCGGTCGCCAATGGCGCGACTGGTGTTCAAGCTTATAGGGATGAAGTAGCTCAAGGATGCACCACGAAGACGGCGATTGAGGCAGCGTGCCGATTGCTTGCTGACTGCAATATCGCTGCAAGGGTTGAAGAACTGCAAAAACTGGCAGAAACCACACTCGAAAAGCGCCTTGGCTGGAACAAGGAAAAGGCGCTGACTTATCTTGTCGAAATCCTTGAAACGCCAGTCGGCGAGGTGGATCAAGATCACCGGCTCGCGCAAGAAATCGGCTACGATTCGGAGGGGCGGATGAAGGTCAAGCTTCCCTCCAAAGGGGACGCCATGAAGCAAATCGCGGCAATGGGCGGATGGAACTCTCCAACTGAGGTTAAGCACTCCGGCACCGTTGGACTCGAAGGCTTGACCGAGGCGGTTGCCGCTGTATTTCGGAAATAAATCATCACCTATGGATTTACATCGTTACGATTACAAAGATGAAGGCGGGACGCTTATGAAGTTTCGCAGCAGTGAAATTTATGTGTGGGCTGTCGTGGACACCGAAACCGGCGAGGTTGGATTAGACGACATTCACAGATTTGATGATGGGCTTTATTCTCTCAATGCGCCGTATGAGTGGAGGCGATTCACAATGACGCTTTCTGATAAGCAATGATCACCGCCGCCGAAATCCTCCCCAAGCTCTCCGACAAGCGATGGAGGATGCGGCATCTCCAGCAAATCCTGCCCGAGGATGACGCCGATGGCAAGATGACGCCGCTCGTCCTGCGTGATGAGCAGGAGCAGCTTTTGAGTGAGCGGCACTTCCGCAACTTCATCCCGAAGGCTCGCA